GCTGGCTGGTTCGGGGCGATAAATACCGAGATGTCCATACGTCCGATGCCTGTAGAGGTGGAGTCAAAGTTTGACCACGAGAAGTAGACGTATTTGCCGATGCCAGAGAATGAAGTGATGGCAGCGCCAGTTTCAACCAAGGGTCCAACAGTCAGGTTGCCATCTGTGTCGGATGAGCAGAACCTAAATCCAGTGTCCGTACCCAGGATGATGTAGCCGAGGTAGCCGTAGATAGAGCGAACGAACTCACCTTGCGGCAGTTCGGCGGCTGCGGTTGGGGTGTCAAGTTCTGTGCCATCGGCTTTGATTTGCGTCTTGTAGATGATGCTGAAGTTTCCGCCGTACCCCGCGGCATAGATGTGGGTTTGTCCTGCGGCGAAACCTACCCATTGCCAGTTCGTGTTCGGATGTTCATATAAATGTGGTGGGTTGCTTTGGGTTGAACCTGCCGCGGTAGTGATGTTCCAAATCTTGCGCTTCTCGATACCCTGTCCAGCGACCATGAGACGGCCCCTGACATAAGACAGGACGCCAGCCTCAATGTTCGTGATGTACGCCGACGAAGTAGAGATGCCAGCGTTCGTCTGGTCAATGTCGCCGTTGGCGTACGAGTAGAACACGTTGTAGCCGTCAGACGTAATCGAATACAGGTTTGATGTTTTGGTACCTGTCACCGTTGTGACTGTCACGAAATCGCTGGTGTACTTGACGCTTTGTCCGTCAGTTCCATAGAGGCGACCATCAGCAGTCACCGCATACAAGTTCGTGCCCGAAGTCGGATACACGTTCGTCGTGTCCTTCAACAGACTGAGACGACCCTTCGTCCACGGGTCAACACCCTTACTGGAATAAAACCTGTACGCCTCAGCGTCAGCCGTATCCGAATACTGTTGCCCTGCACCGTAATGCCACGATGACTGCGAACGACGCCACAAACCCTGCGGGTTCAACGCACCTTCGCCAGGTTCCGTTGACTGGTCAACCGAGTCACGGACACGGGCATCGAACTGGCGATTGAACGCGTTCGCCTTCATATCCAACATGTACGGGCGACCGTTGATAGCGACAGGGAAAACGTCGGGAACGAGCTGTGTCGCACCCGTACCGGTGTAGAAACTTGACGCAGGTTTGAAAGCGTCTTTGAAACGCGTCAGCGTAGCCATCGGCTACTTCCTAAACTTGATTGGGTACTGCGCCTTGAGACGCCCAGCCTCAGCAATGATTCGGTCACGACGCAACCGTTGAATGTTGGCAATCGAGTTGGTGATTGCACCAGGTTGAACTTCATCTGGGCGACGAGTATCTCCTTGGGCTTCAATGAAGTTTCGTTTGATTTCTCTAGCAGCCATCAAACGCATGATGACACCCATCTCGATGATGTCATCGCAGGTTGACGGCAAGAAACAGTTCGTCGTTAGGTCGGAAGATTCTGATGTGGCACGAACAAACGGAGCTTTGTAACGCACACGTACCGTGCCAGCCATAACTGGTTCATCAAACACCAGTGTGTTACCTGACGCAAAATCGGTGGTTGGCAAACCAGTTTGCAAACGAACTGCATTCAGCACGGGATGGTCATCGGCAAGATAACGCAAACGTGTATCCAACAGTTCAATGATTGTTCCCGAGTTTGTGATGTTGACTTGGCGGTCAGAACCGTTGTACGTCAAATCAACAGTTACAACACGAAACAAACCGTTGGCAGTAGACGACAAGTCATCGATATCTGCATTGACAGCATCCAACATTTGTGCACGGGGAAACCGTGGACTAAGGGTGATTATGTTTCCCGATGAGTGGGATGCCGCAGTCGTGCCCGCATAGCCGCGTTCAACCGTAAGCGTTTTCGTAGCGGGACTTGCATCCCAGACATAGAAAAGTTCTGATTCGATTTCAAATACAGAACCAGTACGAAGCCCGCCCAAATCATAAGAAGTGACAACAGTCGTGTCACCACTCGTGAGGCTCGCAGCCAACTTGTTGCGTTCTTCAACGACCCCTGCCAACATTTGCCGCGATGCCCTGTTAAGGACAGTCGCAACCGTAGTCATCTAGTAGACGTACCCTCCGTAGCCCGGAAATGAACCAGCCTGAGCCTTAGCGGAACTCTTGCGCGTGCGCTTACCCTTCTTTGCTTTGGGTGCACCCGCCATTTCCTTGGCTGGCTTTTTAGACTTAGAAGCTTTCACTTCTTTTTCTTTCCCTTACCCATCTTCATTGGCTTACCGGTTTTCTTGGCTTCAGCTTTTGCTGCAGCCATACCCTTCTTACCGTATGAAAATTCCTTGTTACCGACTTTAGGCATGTTTGTTCCTTTCAGTTACCACTTGACTCTATCAGCCCAATAGGCTGCAGACATCTTACCCTTAGCAATATTCTTGGCATGACGAGCCTTAAAGGATTCACGGCGCTTACGATAAGAAGCCGACTCTCCTTCTTTCTTGGGTGAACCCTGAACCCCCTGCTGACCAAAGCGAATCAACTTCACCTTGCTTCCCTCTTTAGCAAGAACGGCATGGGACTTGTTGGCATTGGGTGTTCGCTTGGGCTTGTTGTAACCAGCAAAGCGTTCGCCTCTATATGTAATTGCCATTAGTTTGCTGTTGCCTCCAGACGGGCTGAGCCGTCAATCTTGGTGGGTTGACCACCGGTTTTCCTGATGCGCTTATAAGCATCAAGGTCCTTATCAAGTTTACGTTCTTTGCTATTCAACTCTGAAACATTATGACGCGTAGGGGTAGCAGCACCAGACACTCGGAAGTGGGACACCCTGCACGCAAAGCAGCCCTCAACATCAAGGTTTGGATGTGTCTCCCTGTGCTTCACGAAATGTACTCCCCGTATCCTGCTGCAGTAAGACTAGCAACTTCTGCTGCTGATACTTCGTTATTGGACCCACCCCAATATACCTTACTGATGGTCGTAATGTCATTGGGTTCGTTTTCTGTATAGGTCCCATCAGCGAGTAGGAACACATTCCTACCGCGGGGTTCATTGCCAAAGTGTCTAAATAGTCCGTAGGCAAGACGTGCCTCTTGAGAATCAAAGTCGTTGGGTGGAACGCCTAACGCTACGAAGTCATCGGTTGGTGGTCGAAAGATGCTCATGATACGTAATCACCATACCCTGCCGCTACTAAGTCGGCTTTCTCTTCGGCGGTCACAAAGTTTTGGGAGCCGCCGTAATAAATCTTAGAAATCAAATCGTAGTCTCGTTGCTCTACGGTGGTGTAGGAGCCGTCAGTTAGTTTGTAGACGTTGATACCAGCGTAAGTTGGTTCGGCGTAACGGAACAGGCGCCCAGCAATCGACATGTCGTCCCGGTCCGCTGGGGCAATCTCGGTGGTTGCAGGTGGGCGGAACAGCAACAGTTTGACTGTCGTGGTTGACTCGCTGCTGGTGCCCGAAGCTGAGGCGGTGCGTTGAGCGACACGAGCCGACACAATCTCCCTGCCACCCGTACCTGATGCTGAGGCGGTACGGAAACGGGTAATGAGTTTGACGACCAGCGAACCGCCTGTGCCGGTGCCTGTAGCGGTGCGTGGTGCGATATGCAGTTGGCTGACGCTCGATGCGCCTGTTCCCGAAGCGGTGCCCATACGTGCGCGAGTAACCGCACCTGCAGCCGTCTGGGTGCCTGTGCCTGCGGCTGTGGCGGTGCGTGGCACGATACGAAGCCCTGTAGCGGTCTGAGTGCCCGTACCTGAGCCAGATGCAGTGAAGGCGCGGGTGACCACGCCAGACGCGCTAGAAGCCCCTGTGCCTGCGGCTGAGGCTGTGCGTGGTGCGATATGCAACCCGACAGCACCACTCCCTGTAGTCCCTTGACCACTCGCAGTAGCGGAGCGTGGGACGACACGCTCACCCTCAGCAGTCTGCGTACCCGTACCAGTGGCGAGTGCCGTGCGCTTGGCAACCAACACCGTAGTAGTCGATGATGCACCTGACCCTGAACCTGTCGCAGTACGCAGCGATAGAACTAGACGTTGCGCAGTTGACGACCCTGTACCTGCTGCTGAAGCAGTACGGTCAACGACAACTAGACCGCGATAGAAACCTTGCGTCGTCTTATAAGGGGAAGCGAAATAGACGACCTTGCGGTACGTGTAATTCGGTACTTCCTCAAACTCTCGAAACCCAGGAGAGTCGGTAAACCCGAAACTGAAATCGGTGACTCCAGTAGCCATCTGGCTACCTCACCTTAATCTAGGGTAAGTGTTAGCGAAGTGATTTGAAAAGTGTCACCAGCAGTTACCGCAGCAGACGACGACAGGGCGCCCTTCCACAAACAGTTACCGGTGGTGGAGTTATCCCACAGCGAGAAGTGTGAATAGGTTTCCGTGGTGGAAACGTTCGTCCACTCAACGGTCGCAGAAGAAGCCATCGAACCAGATGACGCAGCAGAAAACGTGACTTCCCTGCGGGTGGTTTCTGTTGCTGCGTTGCTTGTACCTGCTTCGCCTGGGTCTCCAGTGTGGAGTTTCACGTAGACGTTGCTGACCGAGAACGACTGTGCGCGAAGGGTGTCGAGAAGTTTATTTTCTGCGTAATTAGAAATTGACATCAGTTACCTCGCGAACATACTAACACGAAGTGGCGACGCAAGCCGAAGGGGAGGAGGACTTGCGCCGCCACATTCGCGTGGCTTGAACTAATTAGGAAGCGTTCGCGCCAATGCTTGATGCCGACTCAATGCGGCGCAGCGATGCCTCACGGAATCGTGCGTAGCCACCGAGCCAGTACCAGCCCACAGGCTGGAAGCGGCTCAGCACGTCGACCACTGGACCGCGCACAACGCGTGGGAACGCGCCGTTGCCATCCACAATCGAGTGTGCCTTGGCGAGTGCCTGACGGCCCATGATGTGCGTGCAGTACACGTCAATGTTTCCGGTTGCACCAGCACCGTTCGAGGCGTTCTCGAAAATCTTCGCACGTGGCGTCTCAATGAAACGCACACCTTCGAAGGCTCCGATTTCGCCGTTGTAGATACCGGCTGGGTCGCTGTACACGTGCGGGTCACGCCATGAAGCAACACCGGTCTCACGACGGAGGTCGTACGACACGTCTGGGTGAATGAAGCCCATGTACATGCCGTTGAACGACACGGCGTTTGCCTTGCGGAGAGCGGCGACAATCTTGCGAATGTCGTTTGCTTCAATGATGTCCTCTGCTTCAATCTGATTGCGAGCAGTCTCGTCACTAGAACCACCACCGCCGTACACGACGTTGGTGCCACCAGCGAGCACGTCACGGATAACTCCGTCGATGCTGATACCGGCGTTGTAACCAACGAGGTTTGCGGCAGCCGAGTCCACGTCAAGGAACGAAGTTCCACGCAACTTGGCGGTGGTGTTCACGGCGTTGCCGTATTCATCCAACGTCACTTCAATCTGGCTGTCGCCCATCACCACTGGGGTCACGTCGGTGTCCTCAGTCAAGGTGCTGGTCTTTTCAGCCAAGTCGTTGAAGATGGTGAACTTCACGCTTGAACCTGGCATTGCTTGTGCGACTGGCATCACGTCTGCAACCGAGTCGAACAAAAGTTCGCTACGGAGTGCAAAGTACGCAATCCTGTCAAATGCAACCTGGTCTGTGAGCAGGCTGCTCTGTTGTGTCTTGGACATTACCTGTAATTCTTTCTCCCACAGGCTGGGAGCCTGGGGCTAGATGTTTTCTGATTCTTGTCTAATCTGAGCCAAAATCTGCATTACCTCGTCTTGATTACGAG